AAACGTACCAGAAGTAGCTGTTTTATCTGCTCCAAAATCTAAAACACAAACTGATGCATTAGTTGTATCAGAAGATGTATTGTAAATTAAAGCACCTCTAGCTGTTAACGTCACTCCAGTAAATGATCTGTCTGCAAAGTCACATCTTGCTACACCTGCAGAAATTGAAGTACCTAAATTAACAAGTAGTCCACCACCTGAAGTGTATTGACCAGTGTTACCAACTTGTGATGTTGTCGTAAACGAAGTTGTAGCAGAGTTTAGAGTTGCTGTTGAAGAGTAAAGAGCTATTTTGAACTTATCACCACCAGTTTGTTTGAAATTCATATCAGCTTCTAAAAGCTGTTTTTTAAATGAATTACAAATTGCTTGTGTTATTGCCATAGTTTTTTCTCCTTAACTTATTTTCCGACTCGAGGAACACCTGATTGATATTCATCTC